CATAACGACAGATGATAGTAAGGAAGTTAAAAGAATGGAAATGGAGTTACTTTATAGCGATGCCTATGTTGACATTTCAGAAGAAGTAAAATATCCGCCTGTTGCAATTTCTTGCGGTTCTTATTCAGAACAAAATACAGATGGAACAAGCACACAATACCAAATACCAATCGGAACTTACGGAAACTTTAGCTTTGTACAAGCACCTCCAAAGGTTGGTAAGAGTTTTTTTACAAGTTTACTAACATCCGCTTATTTAGGCGGTGGCAATAAATTTACGGGAAAAATAAAAGGGCATAGAAAAGGCAGAAACGTAATTCATTTTGATACAGAACAAGGTAGATTTCACGCTCAAAAGGTTTTTAGAAGACCTATAATAATGAACGGTTTAGAAGCAGATGAAAAATATTATACCTATGCTTTAAGAAATATGAACCCAAATGACAGAATTGATTTTATTGATTATGTTTTAGAAAATACTTTAGACGGTAAAAATATAGGCTTAATTATAATTGATGGTGTTGCTGATTTAGTTTCTGATGTTAACAATTTGGAGCAATGTTCTTACGCAGTTCAAAAGCTAATGTCTTGGACAGATTTATATAAATGCCATATTGTAACTATAATACATTCAAATTATGGTTCAGACAAGCCAACAGGTCATCTTGGAAGTTTTTTAGAAAAGAAAGCAGAAACACAAATTAAACTTGAAAAGAACCACGTAAATAAAGGTTGGGTAAGTGTTGAATGTAAGAGAAGTAGAAACAGAAGTTTTAAACCTTTTAGCTTTTTAATAAACGATAATAGTTTACCTGAATTTGTTAATGATGACTATGAATTTTAATTATGAAAAAATGTACAAAGTGTAAAGTAGACAAGGAGATTACTTGTTTTGGAAAAAGAGCAGATAACAATGATGGGCTTATGTATCACTGTAAAGAGTGTAGAAAAGAATCTAAAAAAGAATACCGAAAAAAAAATAAAGATAAAATAAAAGAATACCATAAAGAACACTATAAAGCTAATAAAGATAAAAGAAAAGAACGTCAAAAAGAATACCGAAAAGAAAATAAAGATAAAATAAATAAAAGTAGTAAAGAATATCAAAAAAATAGAAGATTATCAGACCCATTGTATAAAATGAAAAGTAATTTAAGAACAAGGACTTCTCAAGCATTCAAAAATAAAGGTTACTCTAAAAACACAAAGACACAAGAGATGTTAGGAGTTGATTGGGAAATAGCAAAAAAGCATCTTGAAAGACAATTTACAAAGGGGATGAATTGGAGCAATCAAGGAGATTGGCATATTGACCATATAATACCATTGTCATCAGCAAACACAGAAGAACGTTTAAAAAAACTTTGTCACTATACTAATTTACAACCATTGTGGGCGGTTGATAATTTAATTAAAAGTGATGTTATTAACGGACAACAAAATAAGTTTAGATTTTAAATATATTATAGTATATTAGCTATATGGAAAATTGGAAAGAAAAGGATTTATTTGAATGGTTATCAACTAATCATTACAAAACTTTAGTAAATAGTAAAAACCCAATTTCAAGATGGGATTG